ACTGGCCGCACTAGCTGTCGCACTGGATGCACTGGAAGTAGCACTGGATGCGGAAGCGGATGCACTTGTTGCAGAATTAGTAGCGGAAGTGTTTGCCTCAGATGCTTTTGTTGTAGCAGTAGATGCGCTTGTGCTTGCCTCAGATGCTTTTGTTGTAGCCGTAGATGCTGACGCGGTAGCACTAGATGCACTGGAAGCCGCATTTGTTTCAGAAGTCTCAGCGTTTGTTTCAGCAGTTTCTGCATTGGTCTCTGCGGTTTCTGCGGCAGTCTTAGCAGTCTCAGCCGCTGTCTTGGCTGTGGTAGCCGCTGTTGCACTGGATGCGCTAGTTGTTGCACTGGCCGCACTTGCGGTTGCAGAGGTAGCACTAGCTGTTGCGCTTGCTTCTGCGGCTATAACTGATGCGGAAATACCTGATGCGCTAGTAGCCGCTTGTGTTGCTGACTCACTTGCGCTTACAGCACTTGCCGCTGATTCACTTGCTTTAGTAGTAGCTATCGCGGCTTGCTCTGTTACAGCGAGAATAGTAGCGTCTGTATTGGAATCACCAGAACCACCATCGCCTCTAAATATAGCCATTAATAACTCCTACGAAAACAAACAAAAAGGAAAAAAGGGAAAGGGGACTCCTAAGAATCCCCTTAAGTGTATTAGCTTATTGAACAGCTAGTACGAATCCTGCTTCAGGACGCATTACTTGACAACCGTAAAGCGTGTCAGCAGTGTATAGAGTTCCCAAGAACTCCTGCTTGTATTGAGTTTGTGAACGAACAGCTTGTTGCTCTGCAAGAACATTAGTGTCCTTGTGGATCAACTGTGCGCCACGTACACCAGACTCAAGAGTAGGTACGTTAGTAGAAACGAACACATCAACACCATACAAGTTACCGATCTTTCCAGTTTCTACGCTTTTGCCATTAACAAAGTCAGTAGAAGTGTAACGATCAATACCCATAATAGCATTACGTAGTGAAGGAGGAACAATAAAGCTACGTCCGTCCATCGGTACGTCAGCATCATCCATCTTTTGAATCAAAGAACGGAAAGCCGCGTCAGTGAAAGCATTAACGTCAGCAGTGCCATCAGCATCATAAGCTTCCAATGCGCCACCAGAAGTGATCTGGAATGCCGCGTTGTGTACCCATGAAGAACCGTCACCGTTTCCGAAAGACTTACCTAGAGTAAACAGATCATCGTCAACCTGCTTTGCTAGACCATAACCTGCATCACCAGTGTAGAACTGACGTAGAGAAGCTAGAGCCTGTACTTCGGTAATGTCCTCAATCAAACGAGAAAATTCAAAGTGCTTGTTAATATTGATCAAAACTTCTGACTCAACAGAGTTTTGGATGGTTACTGCGGTCTCTGCGACCTTAGCGTGTGCTGAACCACGAGTAGGCTTAGGAACGTGAATGGTATCACCTTTCTTGCCTGTCATGCTCATTTTCTTTACAAGGTTAGCCAAAACAAGATTAGTCTTGTATGCGGCAATTACTTCGTCACTCCAGATTTCTGGAATGAATTTAGCGGCAGAAGTGTTATCTACTGCTCCTCCCATTGCGGGATATACTGATGTAGCCATGATAAAAGTCCTATAATAAGATTAGTTACGGACTCTCCCTTCTTGATACGCTTGCATGATTTCATCAGACAAAGACATATATCGGTCAGGATCGTCCTGCATAAGTTTAATAATGTCTGAACGTCTATAGACTTTACGAGAGGACGCTTCACCGCTTCCTTTAGCCCCACCTGTGGATGCTTTTTTCACGGCTTGTTTTCTACTCGCTTTCTCATTCACCACAGTTTGATCTACTGCTTGTTGACGTTCCTTCCAGTTAGTGAAAAGTTCATCAGCGGCTTCGTGATCATAATGTTGATCTGCCTGTATAAAAAGCTGTGTCCGAATCTTTGATCCTTTTATCCATTTAGCAAACTTATCGTCTTGTAAGATGTCACCCATATCAGGATGGCGTTCTTGTAAAAGAGTCTTTGCTGTTGCTTGTCTATACTGATTTGTAACAGCTTCAGCTTGTCTAATAGAAGGATGATTCTTAATAGCTTTATCTACTGCTTTATCTGGATCAGAGAAAAAATCTATTTCTTCTTCAGGTTGTTGATTTTGTTGCGTGGTGTCGAGTTGTGTCTGAATGTAACTATCAACAACGTGTCGCAGTTCCCCTACTTCTGAACTCTGTCGGCCTAATAACTTCTCAGCCTCTTGATGCATCCTTACAATTTCAGCCGTACTTTTTCCTTTGTACTTCTCAGGGATTTCTTCTTCTACTGCTTGTTCACTTAGGGACTGTTGAGTTGCCTCTTCAGGTTCTTCAGTCTTAGTTTGTTGTTCTAGTTCATTGAGATTGGTGATTTCTTCATTATCATCATCATTCTCAGGACGCTCGTCTATAAGTGTAGCCATTATCAAACTCCGTGATTTCTCATTATGGAGGTGTATTGTATGTAAGGGTTCGGTTAGGAGTTTTCCTTACGCTCTTGTTGTACCCTCTGTTCGCGCTGTTTAGCCCATTTCCTTGAGGCTTTCCATGATGATCCATTGATAGGGTCAATATGAACACGAATAGGAGATACAATTTTTTTTGCAGTCTTACCGCATGAAGGACAAACAATAAACTTAGTATCGGAAGACCGTAAGCTTTCAGTAGTATGTCCTTCAGAACATTGGAAGTCAAACAATAAGGCCACTTATGCGGCCTCTCCGTTTTCTTCAAGTTCTTGTTCATTTGCTTGCTCTTCCGCTATATCTATTTGAGCCTCTAAGTTAAGTAGGTTAGCTATTATAGATAATTGACCTTTACGGAAACACAAATCTTCTAAGTCTTTAGTGACTTCTACAGAATTAATAATTACCGCGTTGTTTTTTAAATCTTCCATCAGTTGTTTCCAACCTTCTGAACGGAATACTTCTCTAAAGTTACGATAATATAATTCTAGTTTTGGGTCAGCCATACTGTTTCTCCTTTATGGACAGTAATTTAAGTTAATGTACATATCTATTATACCATGTTTTTAACTTAAAGTCAAGCTTTATTTTCTTTTTTCTTATCTTTTTTTACATTAAAGATTGCATCAAAGTTTTGATCAAACTTCTTTTTATCCGTAGGGCGTTGTGTACTACCTTTGCCTCCGTGTGTTTGACCATTCATTACTTTCTGCTAGTTCTTTTAGCGGTTGTTCTTTTAACCCGAACTGGTGCTTTAGCTTTTCGGACAGGTTGTCCACCACCAGTTGTTTTTCTAGCAGGTGGTCGTCCGATTTTACTACCGTATGTACCTTTACCTTGTGGCATGAATGCCTCCTATTACCATTTTGATTTATTTGCCCAATATGCCGCAGACATTTTACCTTTAGCGATGTTCTTAGCGTGTCTTGCTTTAAAAGATTTACGTCTTGCTTTTTCCGATGCAGTCTTAGGGTTTGATCCTGCACCAGAGACACCTTGTTGACCATAACGAATAGTCTTTATTTGATCACCTGACTTTGCTACAACTACATGAGATTTAGTTGGGTGATTAGGAGTACGCTTAGGTTTATTATAACCACTAACTCCTGCTCTTTCTAACCTAGAATCTTTAGCCATTAGTTAGTCCTCTCTTTAATAGCTACCTCTCGTTCCTTCAAAAGTTGTTTGGATATTTCAAGACGTTTCTTAAACTCTTTATCATCCTGATCTCCTGCATGAATATTAGTAGTGACAGCTTTAATTCTGTCAATCTCCAACTCTTGAGGAATAACCTGAGTTTCCATTGCCATCTTCTGCGCCCTAGACTGAGACTCTTGTGCTTGTCCATTGAGTGCCGCAGTTTGTGCCGCTTGGAAAGCCAACTCAGCTTGTTGTGCCTGTTGTTGTGCTTGCTGTGCTTCAGGATTAGGCTGATTAGCTTGATCAAGTAAAGCAATAAGTTCTTCACGATTAGCTAGGTTCATGTTGTCAATAATAGAAGTGACTAGTTTAGGATACATAGGTGTATCAGGAGACATAGTTTGTAGTAACTGTACAAGCTGTGTAACTTCGTACTCACGAGCAATGATACCTAAAGAACTAGATGTGTGGAACTTATAGTCAGCTACTGGGTACATTTCAGGTTCAAACTGCATATAACGCCAAGCGGACTTTGTTACGAAAGGAATAAGGAATGATTCTTGGAAGTTTATTAATGTACGCTTGTGTCGCTTGATAATAGCACCAAGGGACATAGAAACACCTGCGGCAGTTGACTCACCGTTGACTGATCCTGCAATACCTGCTGAATCAATAGCGCCTGTAGCTGTCTGTACCATAGTTTGAAGTGCTTGAGCCTGTGCAAAGGTAATTTGATTAACATTACCAAAGTTAAACGGCTGTAGGACTTCACGAGGATCGCCATTAGTTAATATAACTTTTCCAGGCTGTATACTGGGCTTAGAGCCTCTGGGCATACGTGAGGCATCCATTGCAAGCATAGGGTGTATAGTAAGGGATAGAGCATCAATTCTAGCGCGTAGTTCTGTGTCTAAAGCCTTTTGTGAGTTATACCCTTTCTCACATACCCCTCTGCCCCAGAAACGGCTAGGAACGACATCCCAAGGGAATGCAACAACAGGACGATCCTGCATCATGTAGGGGTTTCTTTCCGCTTTAAGAAGTACACCGCTGTTAGCAATAACAACCATAGCCTCTACATAATAGGAATCATCCTCATCTCCCTCATCACTACCCATAAGGGAAACTTCTATATCTTCAATCTCTTCTTCGTCATCTTCTAGTTCTGACTTTTCGGCTTTCTTAAGTAAGTGAGCAGGGACTAAACCATAATACTTAGTTAGACGTACTTTGTCCTCAGAAAATGAAGTTAGGTCTTGATCTGGTTCTAAATTAAAGTCAGTCTGTGCTTGACTGATAGGCTCATCACGATAAACACCCTTTTCCTGTAGTTGCTCTACTAGATGGCTAGAGACAAACTCGTCAACAGCACAACCTAAAGCTGAATCAATATCTGTAGCTACAGGGTCTATTAGGAAGTTTTGAGGCATTACAGGACGTAGCTTAACACAAGTACGATCTTTAATGGTAACACCTACTGCCTGTAACTCACCACCCATCATTGGCTGAGATGCAGGAGCCATTTCCTTTTCTTCCTCTAGGACAATCTCTGCAATACCAGTACCAAACACAGCGGCATTAATTAAGCACTCAGCGACACCTTTACGTACTTTGTTCTTTTTAAAGTCTTCATCAAGGTGTGTACGTAACATTGCAATGTCAGCACTTTGTTGATCGTGTATATCATCACGTATATCAAACCACTTACCACGGCCAAAGGTAGCTTCCTCTAGTTCCGCTACAGAGGACTCAACTGCCTGTTGCAGTGCAGGGGAAATAATCTTAGACCTTTCGGATTCTCTTGTTCGGTCTTGGGAAGACCACTGTCCTCTCCATAACCTGTAATACTCTTCAAACTTATCGGAATAATTGGCTTCATAATGATCTCTCCAATTATCACATTTGTCCATCACCCAACCTTCTAGGTCTTGCTCTATAGAGAAACTTTCTTTATCTTCTAACATAGTTAATACCCTGCGTATTTATCTAAGTATTCGTAGTCCTCGTCCTCATAGTCATAAGCATAGGATACTTTTGCTAACTGATCTATATATGCTAATGAGTCTATTAAGTCGTCATGGACTAATGGGTTGGGGAATTGAAACAACTCATCAAGAAACTGACTGTTCCATTTACCTTTGTTTAGTAATATACTGCCGTGTTCAAATCGACCTTGCAATGCCCAAACTATACGATCTATTTTCTTTTTATTACCATGAGTTAATTCTTCAATCCTGAAAAACCTTTGGTTCTTTTTCATCTCGTTATTTAAGTAAGGAAACACTGCATTCTTAAGTGCACCTTTCTCAATACCTACAGCTACTGGTCGGTAGTCTCTGACTGCTTCAAAGATACGTCTGGCGGTCTCTTCAACACCCCACCGCCCATGTATGATATTAGCAACCCACCATCCTTCCGTACCTGCCTTAACCACAGAAATTGCCGTTTGGTCAAGCCTTTTGGTTTTGGTTGTGACCTTAGAAACTTCAGCAAAACCTGCCAAATCGACAGCAATGTAATACTCACCATCTGAAGGTTCTTCCTCGCTAAACTTGACGTTTTCTTCCTTAAAGAGTTCACTATCATTTGCCTCAAAGGAAGCCATGAACTCCTGTCTGAATGAAAAGGAAGACATTGACTTCTTTGCCGCTTCAATCTCTTCTGGGTCTAACAGGGGGTTATCATAACTTGTAAAATGAAAACCTGTAAATGTAGGATCATCCGACACACAGGCATAAGTATATAGTTCGTAGAAGTGATTACGTCCCATAGGAGTCCCTATGAATAACGCATCACCCTTTTGGTCAGCCAAAGCAGGACGTAGTATCTGCTCCCAAACCTCTGGCTTCATGTCAGCGTACTCATCCATTACTAGGAACTTTAGGCTGACACCCCTCATTGTCTCTGGTCTATCCGCACCCTTTAGGGCAATTACAGCACCATTAATGAGTTTAATCTGTAGGTTATTAACGTGGCTAGAGGCTATGACGTTATGTCCTAACTCTAGTATCATC